GCAGATGCTGGATTCCAGAACCTGTTGTTCAAGGCTGCTCCTGTAATGTACGACGTGCATTGCACCGCTGGCGTGTTCTACTTCCTTAACACGAAGTACCTCACCTTGGTCGGTCACAGCAACAAGTGGTTCGCTCAGACGGACTTCATCAAGCCAGAAGACACCGATGCTCGCTATGCGCTCATCATGTGCTACGGCAACTTGACCTGTCGCAACCGTGCGAAGCAGGGCAAACTCACGGCAAAGACCGCCTAAGACCACTAACTAACAAGGAGAAAATGAAATGCCACTATTAGCAAATGACACAGATGGTGCTCTTACCCGTAAGCGCATCGAAGCATGGGCAGCAAAAGAAGAGCGAGTAACTGTAGTAGCAGCAACTGATGCTGCAACAACACAGTCAGCAGCAACTCTTGCCAATGCGGCGCACACGGTTTACACCATGACGCCAACAGCAAGCCGTACCTTGACCACACCAACTGGTGCGGAACTTGGTGCAGCATTCACAGACGAAGGTGTCGGTTCAAGTTTCCGATTCTCAGTCACCAACGCAGCAGCAGCAACCCACCCAGTCGTGGTAACTGCTGGTGCTTCGGGAGTAACACTTGTTGGTGTTGCAGCAACCTTCTCGGTTGCAGCAGCATCAGCGGCTTCGTTTATTGCAGTATTCACTGCAGCAAACACGGTATCAATTTACCGAGCATAAGTAATTGAATCGGGGGAGTGGGCGTCGGGCTCACTCCCCTATTTCAAAAGGAGCAATAATGCCTTACAAATACCCACAAGTTGACAGTCACGCTGATGCAGTAAAGAAGTCTGGAACCGTTACAGCCCCCGGCTTGTATGGTAAAAGTCCAACTCCTGTAAAGCAAGACGCAAATTACAAAGTTCGACCAAATTCAGACAAGAAGTAAAGGAAAATCAAAATGCCAAACAGTAAAGCAAATAAGGCTTACACGCTTCGTATGACGAAGCAAGCACAGAAGCCGTCAAAGAATGACAAGCCGAGTCAAATGAAGAGCAAGCCTAATTTCGAACCGGGTGGAAACTTCTCAACTGGTCGTGCAATTAAGGCTCAACCTGAAACCCGTAAAAAGGCAAAAGTTACAGCCAAGCAGGCTGGCGCAAGCAAGGAAAAGCGTGTTGCAAAGCCAACTGGCAAGATGGACAAGAACCGTCGCACTTACTAAATAAATCTACATTCCCTCACTACAGACTTCTTCTGTGGTGGGGGATATGTAACAAATTGGGGTAGTTGTATATGAAAAACGCCGTACCTGCCCAATCGTATTACGGAACGCCAGTATCTGGGTTCCGCCTAGCCCCAACAGCGGGAGCAAAGATTGCTGCTCCATCTGCGCCGTATATCGGGCGCAACCGTTGTATCGCCAATGAGGACACCTGTGAGGGTCCAAAGGCTAGGGGCACGGATTACTGCATCGGACATTTGAGGTCACAAGGTCAGGCTAAATGAGCATAACTCTCGCAACTCTGCGTACACAGGTACGCAATATGGCTGATTTGGACACAGAGGATTTGCCGGATTCGCTTATTGACCAGTTTGCTCGTGAAGGGTTTCAACGCATCTTTTCGCTAGAGCGCAGGTGGCCGTTTCTTCAAGAGACTTATACTTTTAATACTGTTGTCAATCAACGTGAATACACGATTGCAAACATTGGTGACATTCGAGAAATTATTTCAGTAATTGACAGCAGTACTTCTGGTGCTCGTCTTACTTTGATTCCTTATGACAACGCTGAAGAGATTTGGCTTGGGAACACAGATGTTCCAAGCCGACCATACTTTTATGCTTTTTGGGATAAGAAGATTCATCTGTGGGCTAAACCAGATGCGATTTACCCAATGGTAGTTCGTGCTTATCGCAACCCTGTTTACACGTGGCTTGCCAATGATTCAGAAGTAATTGACCTTGATGAGTGGTTCCATGCTTTGCTTCCTTACTTTGTTCTTGCTCGTGTATACCAGCGTCAAGAAGATGCACAGTTGTCACAGATGTACATGAACTCGTTTGAAGAGGGTGTTGGTCTTGCTCGTCGTGACTTGATGAAGGCATCAAGTGCACAGCCGGTTGTTATGTCTGCTGGTCGCCAGTATCCAACTATGAAGCGCTGGTTGCAGACGCTTGGAGCGACTCTTGGACAATGAGCAATGTATCCGTTGAGCGCTACGACGACTTTACAGGTGGTCTAAACCTTAGAGCAGACCAGTTCCAGTTGGCTCGTAATGAGTCTCCTGACATGTTGAATGTTGAGATTGACCCTCGTGGTGGGTTGTTTGCTCGTGGTGGGATGCGTGAGATTAACTCTTCTGCTGTGTCCGGGACATGGACACCTTATAGGTTGCACGCATTTTATGGTGCAACCCCACGAGTAATGCTGTCAAGTAGTACAAATGTTTTTCATTCAACTGGTGGAAACTTCACTCAACTTGCTTATTCTGCTGGTAATAACATTGTTGCTTCAAATGTTAATGGTGCTTCTTTTGCTAACTGGGGTAGTCAACTTTATATTGCAACTGGTTATGACGGAACACAAGGTTATGTTTGGGAAACTGGTAATACTTATGCAACTGCCATTACGGCATTGACTGGTTCAAACTGGAACAACAACTATAACTCACCATCAAGAGATAAGTTTCCAAAATGCGAACACATCATTGTCCATGCAAACAAAATCTTTGCTGCAGGGATTGATGATGGTGGAACAAACCTTAAAAACAGATTGCATTACTCTCACGAGAACGAGCCGCAAGACTGGGCAGAACTTGACTACTTTGACTTTCTTGGTGGTGGTGACGGGATAACGGGTCTTGCTGTGCACGCAGGTCAGTTGATTGTGTTTAAGCCACGTTCTATTTATGTTGTTTATGGTTATGAGACTGCAGATTTTTCTGTTGTTGAATTAACTTCTCGTCTTGGTGTTAACTCACCAAGACAGATTGCTGTTGCCGAGAATGGTGTTTATTTTTATTCACACCCGGATGGATTGTTTTTCTACAATGGTTCAAGTGTTATTGATTTGTCTGACAACTTTAACTCTATTTATCCAAACAACCAAATAAACGATGCTGCAACTTCTACGATTTCTGTATCTTACATAAATCGTCGTGTATGGCTTTCGTTGCCATATTCAAAAGTTACCACACCTACATCCCCTACTGTCAATTTAGTTTTTGACCCAAGCATTGGACAGAGTGGTGCGTACACAATGTTGTCAACTGGTGATGGCTTTGGTGTTGTTGGTGGTTGCGATTTTATTTCTTCCAGTGGAGCAACATCTGGTCTAGGTATTCACCCATCGATACCTCGTGTATTAAGGGTTGATGCGTTTGAATCTGAAAAAGATTTATTGGCAACAGTTGAAACAAACTTTACTTCTTACTACAGAACTGGTTGGGTTGATGGTCGTTCGTACACGAACAAGAAGATGTGGCGCAGACCAGACATTGTTGTCAAGCAGGGTGATACTGCACGGGTTATTGATGTGAAAGTATTTCACGACTTTGAAGAAGCAATCGGTAACGAAAGAAAAGATTTCAGCATAACTGTTGATGTTCAATCTCAGGGTTTGTATTGGGATACTGGTGTTTGGGGTGACAACTGGGGTGCAAAGGCTGAAGGTGGAATAGTTGTGCGTGGTTCTAACCTTGGGCTTGCACGTTCTGTTCAACTTCTGTTCACTGGACCAACTGGACTTGCGTGGGGTATTGACAGTATTGCGTACAAGTTTAATACACGAAAGGTGACTGGATAATGGAATCGTTTTCAGTTCCTGCACTTACCACTTTGAAATCTGCGGATGCTATTGCAATCCGTCAGATTGTTTCGTCTTTGATTTCTGAGATTGACAAACTTAATAAAAGAATAAATGTTATGGAAGCAAATAGTAAAAAGGCTTCAGAGGATAGAAGGGCTGTAAAGAAATATGGCGTATGATGCAAGTGCTTTCGAGGCACGTCGTAGAGGTCTCATGGACAAGTATGCATCTGTTGGTGCTGCTAATACTTACGGTAACTTTGTTTCACAACAGAGGGGTCAGCGCAATCTTGCTGACATGAATAAAGGTTATGAGAAGGCTCAACCACAGATTAGAACTTCTTTTGGTAAGCGTGGTGCGTTCACACCGAATGTCCAGTCTGGTGCTTTCAAGAGAGCGTTGCAGGAGTTTGCTACTGAACGTATTGGTCAAACCGCACAAGCACAGCAAGACCTTGCTCAACAGCAAGCAATGTTTAATTTAGGTCAGGCTCAACTTGGTGATGAATACAAAGTTGGTCTACAGGATTTAGAAGCAGAAAAGGCAAGACAGATTGAGCAAGATGCTCTTGAGTTAATGAGGTTAAGGAGTGGGTTCTAATGGTTAATGAGGCAAATCCAAATCGTGCAAAAAATCCCCGAGTTCGTACTTGGGGTGGTAGCGCTGACAGACCGGTTGTTGCAACTGCACCTAAGCCGTATGTACCAACTGCTGGTATGAACACACAGCAGAACATTCGTGCTGGAGAGGCTTACGCCTCGTCTATTCCTTTTGTGTCCGGAGCAAAGCAGAGAGCCGATGCTGAGGCTGAGGCTACAAGAATTGCTAATGAGGTTCTTGGTGGTCAGAGTTATGGTGGAACTGGTACTCGTACTACTCCATTTCAGAATGCATTGTCAATGATTACTGCTGGTGGTACGGGTAGTGGTAAAGCCACTGGACCTAAAGCATCAGACATTCTTGCTAGAGATGAGTTTAAGTACACAAAGGAAAAAGATGCAGAAGCCAAAGCGGTAAGAGACCGTGCGCTTCAAGGAATGATTAACCAAATCAGTAGTGGTTCTTATCGTGGGAACATTGATGACTTGATTAGCAGTTTGAGCGAGATGGAAAAAACTGGCGCTACAAACATCAATGACATTTATGACACAGCAACAACTAACATTGGTGAGGGTTACGACACGGCTCAGGGTCTGCTGGATACTGGTTATGGTGCGTTGCAACAGTACCTAACTCAAAACCAAAATAATCCATACGCTGGATTGATTCCGCAGATGCCTGCAGTTACTAACCCAATGGAAAACTATTTGCAGGCTTATGGCGCAATGTCCCCAGACATTGCTAACCAGATACAGGCTGAGCAGTTGGCTGGTCAGCAGAGTGCTGGAGCATTCCAAAGCCTTATTGACGTGCTTGGCGCTAATGCCAAGTCTAACGACTTGTCACGCTTGGCTGAAGCCCAGATGGCACGGAACATGGCAAACACTGGTTTGGGCGCTCAGAGGGCTTCGTACACATCACAGGCGGCAAGCAGGCAACAGCAGGCTTTGGCTGCTTTGGCACAGCAGATTGCTCAGTCCAAGTTTGAGCAGGAGCAGGCTGCTGGTAATCGTCAGCAAAGCATTATTGATGCGATTATTGCGGCTGGTGGAAGTATCCCTGCGACATCAAATGACACCAACCAAGGTTCTGGTTTGAGCCAAGATATTCTTGACCAGTTGGCTGCTCGTCGTAGTGGCTTCTAGGTAACAAAGGGCTTTAGTTATATGAGCATGCAACCAAACCCTTCTGGGCAAATGGATTTCAACTCGCTGTTACCAATCCTTGCCATGTATGCCAACCGCAAGGGCGGTGGCAACTCTGGCGATTTGAGCAACATCATGAA